TGCGGCGTTCCTCGTCGCGGGCTTGGTGGTTCTTCCACCAGAGTTGAACGGTCTTACTACACTGGGGGATGAGGCCAGCCTCGGCAGCTTTGTGTAAGACTTCGCAAGCCACTGCTGCTGCTAGGTCGGCACTGGAAATATCGAGACCGTACATCAACTTGTTCTCGTGCTCATCTTGCCCGTTGTCAGAGCATGGCATCACCCTTCTCCTCTCATAAATGCTTTGTGCGCTTCCCAATCTACTTCCTCGGGGTCGAGGCCAGCACGGTGCTTGGGCTTGGGCTCCTCGGGGGCGGTGCGGAACTCAGGCGCCGGGTACTTGTAGCAGACGATCATGATTGCCCCTTCTCGATGTAGACGAAGTCAACATCAGGTCTGTTGGTGATGAGCCAGGAGTCGCACTCTTCGACGGAGTTACCTGTGAAGAGAAGCACCATTGGATGCCCCTCGCAGTCGAACAAGTTCCACTTGTCATCGCCGTGCCACTTCACGTCGAGGTGGCGTGAGGGCGGTTGCCCTTCATATAAATCTTCGAACATCTAATTTCCCTCCTTGCGTTGTTGCGCAAACCAATCCATCGACTGGTCCTCGTCGAGTTGCCATCCGCACTCCGGGCAGACGGGAACCCAATAAGTTATCTCGGTGCCGTGTTCATTGAGGCGTTCGTTCTCCTCCAACTCTGGCTCAATCTCTTCTCCGCAGTCTTGGCAAATACAAGTCCAGCGTGACATAGGACTTCTCCTCATTCGAACTCCGGTTCAGGTCGGCGGACGTGGAAGACGGTTAGGCCCTCACCGGTCAGCATCTCTACGATTCGGGGCTCGTCTTCGAATGCGCAGATAACTCGTTCTTTGGGAACGGGGGAGTCGTTGAGCCACCTCTTCTTCAGACTGGCGGCGCTCAGGAAAGTTCCCTCGGGGCGCATCAGGAGTTGGTGGTACGGGATTGAGTGGCGTTCCAGCCAGATTTTGGTCATGGCTTCGACACCAACTGTTCTTCCTGTCCACAACCAAATTTGTTTTCCGCTCTGGGACAGGGCGCGCAGCATCGCTACTGTCGCGGGAATGGGTAGGTCGTACTCGCACTGGGATTCGGACCCGGTCCAATCTATGTTCTCCCGAGAGAGGTAGTGAAGGCGGTGGTCGATGTTGGCGATGGTGCCGTCAAGGTCGAAGAGGACGATGTTTTTCATTCCCCATCTCCCGGCAGAAGTAGGACGGAACCGTGGTATTCAGGCATCCGAAGACTCCCATTTTTCAAGCGCTGACAACACGCGGGTTGTGTCGAGTCCATCGCCCCGGCACCAAAGCTCTTGCTGTCTCTTCAGGTCGCGAAGCGCTTCGACCGTCTCTGCAATGAGCAGCTTCAATTCTCGTTCATTATTCAACACGCTTCCTCCGGATCCAAACCCTCGACTACCTTGGTCAGATAAGTAGACATCCGCCAGCCATGCGTAGGCCCCCGGCAAGGGGCGGCAGTTGCCACAACGTTGGCACTGTTCCAAGTCGGTGTGGACTTCTAAACCGGCTTCGCCGTCCCATAGTTGAGGCAAGGGCTGATACTTGTGACCAAACCAGCAGAACATTATTCTTCCCCCAGGACGAGCCAGTCGAGGGAGCAGTTGAGGACTTGCGCCATAGCGACGATGGTGGAGAGGTTGCAGATCACACCCCGGTTCTCCATGCCAGTCACAGCGCAGTCGGTACAGCCCACTACCGAGGCGAAGCCTTTGACGGTGTAGCCCATACGCATGCGCTCCTTCTTCAGGCGGTCGCCCATTGGGGTCGAGCCGGTGGAGGTCTTCTTCCACGAGCGCGGAACCTTGCGGAGGTTGGGGGGGCAGGCGGTCATTTGCAATGTCCTCGGGCTTTGCCTATGCAAGGGTAAGAGCAGACGACATTGCCGTGACCGCAGGCTATTCCTGGCTGCGTGGGGGAGGATGCGAGCGCCGCAAAATCGGCACACACAGCCTTTATCAAGGTCACGTAGTCGTTTGTCCAATCTCTCAGTGCGTACTTTGAGGCTATGTCGTACCACTGCGCTCTCGTCAGCATGTCTCCGACCTTTGGCTGCGGGGGTGGGGTGGCAGCCTCGTGAGGGCGCAACCGATGTACGGCGGATCTGCGTAGCCAATGTTCATACCGCCTCCGCGCGGACGAGGCGCTGTAGACGATACGCGTGTCCCAATCTTGCGGATAGGCCAGGCGAAGAGTGTATGTGTGCTCACTTCCGTCGATCCACGTAGACGCACCTACATGCTTGGTCTGATAGATCGCCACCGGACCGGGCGTGCTCGGCGTGGGGGCGGCGAACTCGTTAGCGCAGATGTTGGCTAACATCAGACGGACGGCGTAGGCCGAATCTACCTCTCCCAGGTCTTCTAAAAGACGAGCCGCGTTTTGCACCTTCTCCCGTTCTTTGTCTTGCTCGGCGCTGGTGTGGTCGGTCATGGCAAGCTCACAGTGTTGATGTGGCGGATCACCACCACGGTGTAGGTGTCGTTGGGGTTGGCATTGACAACCCGAATGTTGAGGCCGCGTGGGTCTTGCGGCGGTAGCCACTGGCTGAAGGGGGAGAGCGTTGAGACGTGCTCTACTACCTCCTTAGTGTGGTGGGTCAAGCCAGCTATGGCATCCATTTTTATGCTCCTTGGGGAATAGGGTGGAAGGGATTTTGTGGGCGTTCCCTTTCCATTCACGTCAACGCTTCGCTGTACCTTGAGTAGGCCGTGAGGTCTTCGGGGAGGTGCGACTGCCGAAGGGAGCACGAAACAGGGCGTCTGCGGGGGTTACACGCCACCACCCGCTGGGCGTCGTCACCCGCTAGGGTAAGGACATGGTATTGGGGGGAGGTTTCGGGGCACACACCTCCGGGTGCTGTCAGAGTCCGCAGTGGACCAGCTGGCCCCTCACGGGCATTACGCCCGCGTTACCGACTTCACAGCAGCTTGCGGCGCACCTTCATAGATGCGGTGCTTCACTTCGATGAGGACTTGACAGCCCACCAATTCCGACAGGGGACCCTTCGGCTTTTCGCAGGCAGCGCGAAGTTGACCGAGTTGGTAGTTCTTGCCCTTGCCGGTGGCGAGACGACCGGTGGCCTCGTCGATGTCGAGCATGTAGCCTTCCGTGAGGACGACCTTGTCGCGTTCCATCTCAGCCAGGACAGCCGGTTCCGTGATGTTGAACTTCACGTTCAGCTTGGCCCATTCGACGCCGGATTGGGAGGTCCCGTCCTTGATGTCGAGTGCTTCGATGAAGGCGGCATGGATACCTGCCGGGATTACGACACGCTCGGTGGACAGTTCCTCTTGTTCGTCGTTGAGGAAAGAGTCCGGATCAAAAATGCCCATAGTCTTACTCCGTTGCGTTAGGGGCTGGAGCCCCGATGATGGCCGGTTGGCCGTAGCGAGAGCGCCGATTGGTTGTTTCCTCGCGGCGCCCTAACTTGATTGCCACCTCACGCCAGAGGCGTTGCCACTGCACCTTGTCGGTGTAGGGGAAGGTGGTGATGTCTACAGGGCCACTCTCGAAAGAGATGGCGGTGATGAGGAGGTCGAACGGCTGGCGAGTGTCGACTTCATAGGTGCCCTTTATGATGGCGGGATCGTTACCGATCCAAATGTGGATGTGGAACCGGGAACGCATGTTACCACCTGTAGGTTGTGGAGACTAAGACTGTGCCCTTCCAGATTACGGGCGCCGGGTCCCATGCAGAGCGGTCGGCGAAATAGCGCACGCTGAAGGACATGTTGCCTAGTCCAACCGAAACGCCGACCACGGGCTTAACCTGTAGGCGTGGGGAGTAGTTGTCGTGGACGGCGGCGCCTCCTCCAGAGGGGTAAACGGTCTGGCGCCACGTAGAGCGAAAGATGAAGGCCCCGGCTTCGGCGCCAAGATGCCAGTCGCCGTAGTGGAGGGTGGGGCCGATGGTGAGGGCGAGCCCTTGCGAATTGCCATTGCCGACGAAGCGCGATTGGTTCCCAGCACCACAATTGCTAATGCACGAGCCCGACTTGACGCTGTAGTTAGCGTCAGGCACCGCCATCGCATCCGAATGGACTGCGCCCAGGAAGACGTAATCGGCGTGCCAGTCGGCAGTCCAATGATTCGACACAGGGATGGCGCCAGTGAGACCGGCAGTGATGGCCGGGACGGTGAGGCGCAACGTGTGGGGCAGGCCTTGCTGATACCAGATGCCATCGGCTAGGGTTCCAAAGGTGGACGTTCCTATCCCCAACTCGAATTGTACTGGCGCAGCTATTGCCGGGGCCGCTATGGACGCCAGAGCAATTGCGGTTAAGGACAGGAACGTTTTCATTTTACCCCTCGATGGCGATGAAGCCGTCTTGCGCTTGCAAGAGGCACTGGTCGACAGCTTCTTGGACCGCGCCCTCGACGAGGCGAGCGTTGTCCTTCGCGGACTTCGAGATTTCCGCACCGATCACCGAGATGATGCGGTTGATCGAGCCTGGGGAAAGGACGATGGCCTGCTTGCCGGTGGGGCCGGTGAGTTCCACGAGGCCCTGAAGTTCGGAGCCCGACTCATACGACTCCTTGCGGCGGATTTCCAGCTTAGTCAGTTTCATTTTCTTGCTCCTGTCCATCGTCTAGGTTAGCTTGCTCAGTAGGTTCGACAAGGTCGTCGTCGATAAGTTCCGCAGGTTCCTCCAAAGATTCGTTCGCAAGCCGAAGCATATAGTGCGGGACGAGGTCGGAGATGGCCATCATGGGGCCGCAGTGACCGGCGTTGTAATCGATGCGGCGAAGGAGCAGTTCCAGGGCTTCACGGGGGCTCATGCTACCCCCTTGCGATCCAGTGATTCGATTGCGGCGAGGGCCAGAGCCGCCGTCTTGACGAAACGGTCCCGCGTCTCGGCAGGATTGTCGTTGAACCGCCTGTATTGGTAGCCGATGTATGCCCACCAGTCCTCTGAATAGTGCGTATCGTCGTGGGCGGGGCCGCCCCACTGCGCATCCTGATTGTTCCGCTCCTTCAGGATGTCGTCGAGTGCCCGCAGGCGTCCAGTGTTGCTCACAGTCGCACCTCGTCTTTGAAAACCATAGGGGTGCCGATGTAGATGGCGCAGGGGCCGTCAGCCTCTTCGACGTAACAGACAACCGGCATATCAGCTACCGAGTCGTCAGCAGCGATGGCCCCTTGGAGCCATTTCAGCAGTTCACCAGCGTTCATTTCAGTGACTCCTCTTTAATGTGTTGCAACAGGTCGGCAAGCCGCTTAAGGTCTTCGAGATTGAATTCCCCGTCGAGTTCAACGGTTGCCTGGGCATTCATCGGATACCAGTTGAAGTAGCAGTACCCGCCAAAGGAGCAAGGCCCCTCCTTGATGGAGTCGTTAGCGTTTTTGCAGTAGTTCTGCTTATTCATCTGCCACCTCCACACTTTGCATGCCCTTGCTACGTTCCAACCACTTCTGGTAGAGAGGAGCAAATGAGGGCGCCTGCCCCGCCTTCAAGGGCAAGTTTCGGTTCTTGACATCGGCGTTAGCCTCGGCGGTTGACCAAAAGAACTTGTCGACATCCTTCTTCGTCAGCACTACATCGCTGAATAAGGGGGGGATTGTTCCGGCAATGGCTTTTCCGAGGGTACTGACGGTGAGCTTGACCCCTCCCAACACCAAGTCGGTCTCCCTCTCAACGTGCGCGATAAGTACGAAATGGCATCGGCAACCATCGGTGAGTTTTCGAAGGAGAGACATAACATATGATTGGGCAACGCCCCAGTCCGTTTGAGTTCTTTCCGCTCTTCCTCCGATGACAAGTTGCATCGCAAAATTATTAAGTCCGGTGAGACCGTCAACGACCACCACTCGATCTGTTCCCCAGGTGTCAGCCGGTCCAAATTTTTCACCAGTTCTGTTATCTGTGAAGTCGTTGAGGGAAGTAAGGAGTTGAAGGTAGCCATCGTACTTGGAGCGCTTGGGGTCGGCCATCTTCATGACTGCGTCGTGGGGGAGCGTGTTGGTGCGCTTCGCCGCGTCGAACAGGTCCATGAAAGAGGCTTTGGGTTGGGAGAGGGCGTGGATGTGGAGATTGTCAGGCACAGGTTGACCCTTATCGGTGTAATAGCCGATAAGAGATTCCGTACCTGATTCCAAAGGGATGTAAAAGACTTCAAGGCCCGTGTCCACGAGGGTCCCAATGGCGTGGGTTTTCCCCGTGCCACTAGCACCCATCAGGATGGTGTTGAAGCCTTCTAGAACTTCGACAGTGTCGGTCATGCTTGCGGTCCTTTGGCTTGGTTGGCCTTCAACCGGCGAAAAACTTCCACGGTGGAGTTGTAGTCCGCGCAGAAGTAGTCCTTGCCCGCGATATGGGTGATGGAGGTGTTGTCATCGTCGCAGGAGGAGGCGGTGTGACACTCCGTCCAGATGAAGGTGACGATGGCGGTGAAGAAGACCGCGAGGAAGAGTTTGAGGGGGATCACAGTTGCTCCTCGATGATCTTGGCGATGTCCTCGAAGGTGTACTTGCCGGAGTCGTTGAGGATAGTCAGGCCGTGCTGGGTAGGCTGGGGGTCCTGGCGCATCTGCGCAATGACAGGGATATCCCGACCAACACGAACATCCTCCAGCCCAACTAGCTTGTAGACAGCCACAGGCGGATAGTTTCTATCGACCTTAAGGTCCCCGCTAAGGAAGTCTACAAACCCGTCCCCTCGGCGGTCGTCACTCCACTCCCCGCCAACC